TATCATGTAATTGCGGTAATGTATGACACCCTGCTACAGCAATTATCTTATGATGTTTAATTGCACAAAAATATTCTCCATTCTCTTTACACCAATCATAACGCATTAATTTAAGACTAGCATTATTCGTATAACCTAATCTCTTTGATGTCTTACAAAATAGTTCTAGTTCTGGTATTAACTCATCTGTAATTGGTGTTATTATCATGCTTTATAAAAAAATCGTTTTGTCACTTCATTAAATATTTCTTCTGTTAAATTGACATTAAGTACTAACCAATAACTTGGCTCTTCTGTAGCATTAAATAATTGATGCACTTTAGAAGTATCTACAAAATACATTGTACCTATATCCCAATTTAAAATTTTATCTTCTACTATAAATACACACGGATTCTTTAAAGGAATAATTAATCTAAAAGAATCAAAATTACCCAGCCTTAAATCTCTATGTTTAGGAAAGAATCCACCCGGATTTAATTTTAATATATGTGTTCTATAATAATTTCCTTTAAATGGTTCTAATATTTCTTGTAATTCCCTTGATTGTTTATAAACTTCTGTTGGTACATTAAAGTCGCTCTCTTCAAGAGATACATTATTTTCTACGCAGTATTCTCCTATGCTATCTAAGTCAGGAATCCCGCTTAGTCCACCATCGTAACTTGTTATGCTTAATCCCCATCGGTCGATGGGTTTTCTAGGATTATATCTTACGTATTCAAAGTTCTCTTCTGTCCAATCGACAAAACCTTCAGGGTCATCTAGCCTCAGATTTAATTCACTTTGTATTCCATATACCGAAAGATAAGAATATAATAAATGTTGGTCCATCACTATTCAAATTATAATTATATTAGTATTTATACATATAAATAGAACTATAACTTAATGATTTGATAATAGATGTTAAACATAGTATGTACTAGCAAACCAGCTGATGGATTATTATTCTATAGCTATGAATATTGTTCTAATCTAAACGATAAAGGCATATTTGCTAGGCTTTGTGTTGTAACTCATCGTGACTTTACTTCAGGTGATTATACTAAATCTATTTTAGACAAATATATTCATTGTAAAAATGTAGAATTTAATAATATATTTGTTGGTGATGATGATGTGTCAATGGTATTAGGTAGGAGTATGATATCCTTAGCTCATATGACTTGGAATGATTATAGCGATATACAAAGAACATCTCTTAAAAACTTATTTAAAAATAAAATTATTTCTGTTTACTCAGAAAATCATCCAACAATATATCCAGAAGCTTTAATGAGATTTAATCCAGATTGGGTTATTGATTTATGTGATACAGATGTTTACCCTAATGGTGTTGGAGAACATTTCGAAAAGATAATACATTTTCCTATATACAAAGAAGTTGAAGAGGATATTCAATTCGATCATTTGTTCTTAGGAACTAATAAAGAATATTATCAAACAATACAGAAAGTAATAGGTGATTATCCTGACCACGGCATATTAACTTATCCTCAAATGGATTTAAATCCAGAAAATAATAATCTGCAATCTCCTGTTCCTAATCTATTAGGTAAATTCAAAACATATGTTTATACTAAAGATACATTTGACCCTGCTCCAAGAATATTTCAAGAGTGTAGATGGTTAGGGAAAGAAATAATTTATCATAGAACTAATCCTGTCCAAGATGGTGGTTATTGGTATTGGAAACGCGGTTTAAAGAACCAAGATATCGGGCCTATCACAACTACTCTGAATACATTTAAAGGTAAGATAGCAATATATACTGAGTTAGCTTCAGCAAATAATAAAGAACAATTTGGTAATTTGCTGCAACCTGAACCGCCACCAGATTTTTTTACTACTAAGTTAGATTCAATAAATAATATAGAAGGAACTAATCTATTTAATTATATTCCAAAATATAAAAAAGTTTTAATTGAAGTATCTTTAGATGGAATTGAAAAATATAATAATTATATTAAAAGAGGAACTAACTGGGAAAAAATTTATAATAAAATTACAGTATTGAATAAAATTCCAAATGTTCAAGTTAAAATAAATTCTGTAGTTACATTCTTTAGTGTTTTACATTTATATGAACTTTATACATTGTTCCCAAATTATCTTCATCATTGGGAACCAACACAAGATACAAATCTAAAAGCTAATAATCTTCCAGAAGATATAAAAGATAAATTAATTCCTATATATAAAAGTATTCCACATTTAGAAGGAATTACAGATATTCTTAAGCTACCACCTGATAAAAATTTTCAGCCTAAAGAAATATATAAATATTGTATAGAGAAAGATGAAGAATATAAAGACACACAATGGGAAATGAATTTGTGGGATATATTTCCAGAAATTAAACCGCATTATTTAAGAACGGTTGTTGAACCACAAGCCTACAATTGATATATAAGGAGAAAAAATGGATGCATTAGAATTATTAGATAAAAGAAGACACATAGTAGAATACTCAAAAGAAATACCTGATAAAGAATTAATAGAAAAAATTCTTTGGAAATCATGGAAAGTTACTCCTTCAAAAAATAACTTTATGCCATATCATGTAAATGTATATGGACCAGACCAGCAAGAAGCACGCAATGAAATATGGAAATTACAATCGTGGAATAAAAAAAATATTAATGATACAAACATACCACGAATTAAAACTACTCCAGGTGTTATAGATAATGACTTAACTGAATGGAACGATTCAGGTAAAAATCCATTTTTTAATCACACAAAGTCAGCGTCATACCTTGTAGTTTATACTCAAAGAATTTGTCAACCTAATAAATTATATGAAAAAAATATTAGGTTGGGAGACTATTTTGAACAAATGCATTTATCAGAAATGGAAACTATTATTAGAGGTGTATCTATAGAAGTTGGAATGTTTGCTGCTCACTTATCAGCATTTGCTTCAGAAGTAGGATTAGATACTTCAACAGTTCTTTGTTATCCTGCTAAAGTTGAAAAATGGCATACAGTTCCAGGTGTTGAATATCCTGTTTTGTTAATACAAAGTATTGGTAAGTGTAAAATATCTAAACAAGACCATCAAAAAAAGCATCAACCTTGGGACGCTGAAAATGATATAAAACCGGAGCCTGAAACAGTAATTCGTTGGATATAAATTATGATAGATAAAGTTTGTTTATTGTTAATTGATTTTGAAGGTCATCCTATTACAGGTGATGAGTGGATTAATGAGCTTCGTTATTCTACTTTAAATAGTTTCATATATGCTTTATCAACAGAGAGGTGTATAATACTTTCTAATAATCACAATGGTGAATTATCGCGTTTCAGTCCAAGAATGGCAGAAGTAGAAAGAATGAATGAGAATGGCCGCCAAGGCCTTAATGGCCGCCATATCCCTTGGATAACCTTTGACCCTGATAAAGATTACGATATTAACGATCTTAGAGGAATGGCATATGAGAAAGGATATAATATAAAAAAAGTTATTATAGGTGGTTGCAATACTAGTGGTTGTGTTTTAACAGCTAAAAAATATTCTGCAATCAATTGGGCTAAAGCTGGATTTGATGTAATAATATGGCTTCCTTTATGTGCTGACTATCAAATTAGTGGTCTTACTAATGCAGATAAATGGATAAATTCATTTGCTGAAATATATAAAGAAATAAAAAGAGAAAACCTAATGGATAAAATTGATTTACTTACGTGGCTTCCACATGAAGATGATTTATTGGATTGAGATTAAATTATGAATAAAGATACTAAGCTTCCAAAATATATGACAAGAAATGGTCCAGGCGATAAAGATTTTGAATTATCTTTACTTGGTGGAAAAGTTGATACTAGTGCTTGGTTTCAAGACCAACTTACAACTATATCATCAGAAACTACAGGTCCGTGGAATTATAATCCAAATGTACTTGAGAAAGGTTCAATAGCTCAAAAAGCAAAAGACCAAGAAATTTTCTTTTGTGATATTCCATTTACTCAAATATTTACTTCAATGGGTGGTGAATATGCAGCATGTTGTTTTGGCGCAGAAGCAGATGGTAAAGATGGGTTGCCACATAATAATGTATATAACACAACAATAAAAGAATGGATGGAAGATGGCGAATATATGAATAATATTCGTAAAGAGATGCTAGACCCAAATTCAGATTTTGAGTGGACTAAGAAAACATGCAAAAGATGCATAGCTGATGAAGAACGATATGGCAGATCGAGAAGAACAGCATGTATGAAAATACATAGCAATCTAGGACATCATTGGGAAAGGATTGATAAAATAGTTCAGATGTATCAAGCAACTGGTGAATTCAAAATAAGTGACCAACGAATATTTGAAGTTCAATTAAAAGTCTGGGGTAATGAATGTAATTTAGATTGTCATATGTGTATGCATAATAATTCCTCAATTCGAGATAAAGTTGCTAAAGAAGGTGTATGGAATGACCAAATATGGGGACCCTTTGATGGTAGGCCAATTGCTAGTATTAAAGGTGATAATGTAGAATCTATGATAGAACAAACTGTTGCTATAGCTCCATATATTGATAGCATAAAAATTATTGGTGGTGAACCTCTCATCATGAAAAAACATTATGAACTATTAGATAGGTTAATAGAAATAGACCAAGCTAAACATATTATGATTAAATATCAAACAAATTTAACTGAAACAAAAGCTGGTAATCATAATATCTTTGACTATATACCTCACTTTAGAATTGTTTGTATGGTAGCATCTGTGGATGGTGTTGGTCAAACGATAGAATACATGAGAAGGAGATGTAGCTGGGATAAAATTATAAAGAATACTGAGTATTGTAGAAGATATGACAACACCACTGTTGACTTTAATGGATTAGTTTCTTTCTTAAGTGTATTGAGATTTTATGAAGTTATCGATTTTTGTATGGAGAATCCTATAATTGATACAATAAACTGGGCATTACTAGAATGGCCAACAAACTTAAGAGTAAATAATTTACCACAAAAAATAAAAGATGATTTAATACCTAAATATGAACGATGGCCTGATATACAAGCGGCACTGAGATTACCAGAAGATAAAACTAATAATCTTCCTGGCTCAAATAATGAGCCGCTTGATATTCAACAAACATTTGATTACTTATTAAAGCAAGATGAATATTACATAGGTACTAAATGGGAAATGCATTTATTCGATGTATTCCCAGAATTAAAAGAATATTATATAAAACCAGAAGATAGATAATGGATAAAAAAATGACTAAAGGTGGACCAGGTGATAAGTATCTGGGCGATGGAAAGATAGATACTAATAAATGGTTTGAAAATGTTGATATACTAGAAAATCAAATTAAGAATGAAGAAATTTGGTTTTGTACTGCGCCATTTCAAATGATGTACACTAGTGTTTCAGGTGAAATGCTTCCTTGTTCTTGGGCTACTGAACAAATAGGTCCAAACGTTATGAATACAAGCATTAAAGATTTTTTCTTGCATGATAGAATGATGAAAAAATTACGTACAGAAATGGTTACTCCAGGTTCTAATCTTAAGCTTGTAGAAAAAGTATGTAAGAATTGTAGATGGCAAGAAAAACATTTTGGAAGGTCAAGGCGGCAAGCCGCTTTAAAGATTCAATCAAATGATAAACAACTTTGGCCTGAGATTCGTAATCTTGCTGAACAACATAGAAGTGATGGATATATTGATTTTGATAAAGCAGGTAGATTACTTGAAATACAAATAAAAGCTTTTGGAAACACTTGTAACTTAGATTGTTATATGTGTATTCCATATGATTCTAGTATTAGGATGACATCAATACATTCTGAAGAATTAAAAGATGAAAAGATTTTTTCTAAGTATTCTAAAAAAGCTCCAAAGAAACAAACAAATCGTAAATTAGAAGAGATTATAGATGATATTGTTAGTGTAGCTCCGCAAATATATAATGTAAAATTAATTGGTGGTGAGCCTTTAGTAATGAAAAAGTTTTATGTACTATTAGAAAAATTAATTGAATCAGGTCATGCTAAAGAGATGATGGTTAAGTACCAAACGAATATGTCCACAATAGAGTTTGAAAAAATAAAAATTTCTAAATTAATTCCTCACTTTGGAACATTTGAATTCACAGTATCATTAGATTCAATAGGTAAAGCAAATAATTATATAAGACGTAGGTCTAATTGGGAAGATATTATTAATAATATAAAACATGTAAAACAATATCCAAATGTAGACGTAAATATAAATGGAGCTATATCATTCTTATCTGTACTTAGATTTTGGGAATTAATAGATTGGTTTGGTGAAAATAAAGAATTATTCAAACAAATAAACTGGTCTAATATAAGAAACCCTAGTAAGTTAGGTGCTAATGTATTACCAGAACCACTAAAAGAAAAACTGATTCCATTTTACGAAGGCTTTCCAGATATACAACAAGTATTAAGAGAACCAGCTATTGCTCCATCTACTGATCAGAAACTTGGTGGACAAAAATTAGATTATCAAGAAACATTAGATTATCTACTTATGAATGATAAACATTATAAAGGAACAAAATGGGAAATGGATTTATTTGAAGTATTCCCTGAACTAGAAGAATATCATCAACCCAAAGATTCAGGGTTAGACATTATAAATACATAAAAAGGAGAAAAATTATGAATCAACAAATAATGGATGCTGTAAAAGTATCTAAACAAGCACAAAGGAATTGGGACTTAGATAAAACAATTCCAAAAAAAGATTTGGACACATTAATATATGCTGCTCAAAATTCTCCTAAGAAACAAATGGAAACTCATTATGCTTTACATGTTTTCACTGACCCTGAAAAGATAAGAGCAATATATGATAACACTAAAAAGTTTTCTTTATTTCCTGTATCGGAAACTGCAGAAGTAGATGGTTACGATGGCACTGATTTTCATACTGAAGGTATGTTTGAAGATAGGGATGGTGAGTTTTGGCAAGACGATGAATACTCTGTAAAAAATTCTCAGATATTAGCAAATGCTATGTTTGTATATACTGAAGATCGTCGTACAGTAAGAGGTGGTACCCATTTCATGGCACAACAAGAAGGAGCATCCCCAAATATTTTATCAATTTATGAAGAGCAAATAGATTTCTCAATTGGAATTTCAGTTGGTCAATTAATACTTTCGGCAGCGATGATGGGATATAAAACTGGAATATGTTCAGCACTTGACTCCGATCCAATATCTGAAATATTAGGTAAGAGAGCAGATGGTAAACTTATGAATGCTAAACTTATTATTGGCGTTGGTTATGAACAGGAAGGTATTGATAGAAGATTACATCAAGAAACTTTAAATAAAGATATACCATTTGATGATAGACGTACAGGAGAACTAGATGGTAAGTATCGTTTCCCTACATTTGACGGTGTAACAGATGTATATTTAAATGGAAAGCTTGTATAATGAGTTCGAGTGAGGCAGCAATGAATAAACAGAAGGAAGAACAAGAAGCACAAGAACTTGATATAGGTGAATTTAAATTAGAGATTAAACCTAGATGTTTAACTTTTAATCCGAAGTCTTATCATAAACCTGCTGCTTATACATCTGA